CAGGGCAATACCCCTAAAGTTTGGCGTGTTGTATCGCAGCGTGAAGGCTTCCGCCGCGCGGGCTTGGTTTGGAGTACGAGCCCAATTTTAATTGGCAAGGACGAATTGAGTGATGAGCAGTTGGCAGCGCTGCAAGCTGAAGCGTTGCTCACCCTTGATGAGGTGGATGCGCCTGTCGCAGTCGCAGTCGAAGCGGACGACGCTGAATAATGAGCTACGCCACCCAACAAAATCTCGTGACGCGCTTCGGCGCGGATGAGTTGATACAGCTCACCGATTTGAACAATGTCGGCAGTATCGACGCAGCCGTCATCGCGGTGGCGTTGGCAGATGCGGATGCTGAAATCAATAGTTACCTGGCGGGGCGTTACAACCTGCCGTTAACGCAGGTATCGGCAGAGCTGGTGCGGCTGGCGTGTGATATTGCCCGCTATCGTTTGTTTGATGTGCGCGCCACCGAGGCGGTCAAAGTGCGTTATGACGATGCGATTAAAAAACTGCGCGACATCGGCAAGGGCTTGGCATCGTTGGGTATCGACGAGGTAGGTCAAGCTATTGCAGCGGCGGGTGATGTACAAATGGTATCGGGCGGGCGTGATTTTGCGCGCCCTGGTCGAGGTAATTACTAATGCTGCGCGATTTAGTCATTGCTAGGCTGAAAGCCCAAGTGCCTGCGCTGAAACGCGTCGGCATGGCAATTGATTTGGCGGCCGCAAAAGCAGATGCCAGCGCGGCTTTTCCGCGTGCGTATGTGATGACCTTGGGTGAAAGCGGCGGTGCCAATCGCTACCTAAGCGGCACGGTGGCGCAAAAACGCAGTGTGCGCATCGGCGTGGTGTTGATGGTGAAGAATGTACGCGACACCACAGGTGCTGCTACCGCTAGTGATATGGACGCGCTGCGCCTGCTCACCGATGCCGCGCTGTTTGGCTGGGAAGCGGATGCCGCACATAGCCCGCTCATTTTTGCGCGCGGGAGTTTGCTAGGCTTGGCTGAAGGTGAGCTGTGGTGGCAGGACGAGTACACAACAGAATTTGACAGGAGATAACCATGCAAGACCCCTACGCAGGACAAGGCGGCAGCTATTTACTAGACCCCAAAACAGGCAAGCGCACCCGCATCGAAGCGCCCACCGAGCATCCTAGCGAGGATGCCAGCCTGCTCGATAACGGCGTGGCCGAACCTATCGCCGCGCCCCAACCCAAACACGCTAAACAAGGAGAATAAGCAATGGCTCTAAAATCACTCAAACAAATGCTCTGGGCAAAGCCTGAAGCCAGCTATGGCGTTGACCCCTTACCAACGGGCGCATTGAATGCCATGCTGGTGAGCAACGTCAAAATCAACCCGCTTAATGCAACAGAAATCGAGCGCAAAGTTTTAACCCCAAACTTTAGCAACTTTGGCAAAATCATCGCCGACATTCACGCCACCATTGATTTTGATGTTGAATTCTCGCCTAGCGGTGCGTTAGGGGTTGCCCCTGCTTATGGCGTGTTATTCAAGGGCTGCGCACGCTCCGAAACCATTGTGGCAGCAACTTCTGTCACCTACGCTCCGATTGATAATTTAGAACAATCCCTAACGTTCTACCTCAATATCGACGGCAAACAACGCATCGTGCGCGGTGCAAAAGGCAACGTCAAAGCCAAACTCTCACCCAAAGGCGACCCGATGTTGAGCTTTAGCTTTATCGGCTTGTATGGCGCGGCAACGGACGTGCCAATCGGCATTGCCACCACCACCAACTGGCGCGCCCCGATCGGCGTATCGCCCTTAACCACCAGCGCATTGATTCACGGCTTTGCCGCCAACATCGCTGACTTTAGCTTTGATTTAGGCAACAAGATGGTGTATCGCCCGTTAATCAATTCCGAAACTGTGCAATTCACCGACCGCGCCACCACAGGCAGCATCACGCTCGAAGACACCAGCGTCGCCGCCAAAGACTGGGACAGCATTGTCCGCTTCGCCACGTTAGGCAGCTTCGCCCTGATGCACGGCACGGTGGCGGGTAGCAAGATTCAAATCAATGCCCCTGCCGTGCAACTGCATGGCATGAGCAGCTCCGAAGCCGACAACGTCGAAATGCTGCAATTCGGCATGGCGATGCAATCGGTCGCAGGCAACGACGAGCTCACTATCGTGTATCTGTAGCGCGTAGGGTGGGCAAGCTGCATCTGCCCACCTATTTGCATTGAGAAAAAACCCGCCGCGTGCGGGTTTTATTTCGTCTGGCGGAAGTCTTTCCGCCTTAAATAATCGCCCGCGCACGCGTAACCTGACCGAATCAATTCCATATCAATTATAAAAGGCTATCAAATATGTTCCAAATCGCCCAAAAAGAAACCTACCTCGCCCCTGTCACCGTAGAAATGCCCGGTGTAAAAGTGAAGCAAAGCTTCGACGCAGAATTTCGCCGCTTAAGCCAAGCCGAGATTAAAACGCTCTACGAAAAAGCCCGCGCCAGCGAAATCGACGACGCGCAATTTTGCCGTGAAATCGTCGTGGGCTGGAACGGCATCAAAGACGCTCACGGCGAAGTCGAGTTTAGTCATGTTGCCCTGGATAGCCTCTTAGAAATCTATCCGCTTGCCAGCAGCATCGTGCAAGCCTTCAACACCAGCATCGAAGGCTCGCGCGCAAAAAACTAGCCGCCGCCGCCCGTCATTGGGCAACAGGCGGCGCAAAGAGTAACGAGTTGGGCAAACAGCAACGCGAACAATTTGAGGCGGATGCCGCTTTAATGGGTATCAGCCTCGAAGACTTGCTAGAAATGATGCCCAAACCAGAAGGTAAGCCGCAAGCTGAGGATTTTGAGATTTGGCGAGACAATCTGCCTGCCTTAGAAATCTTCTTAGCCTGCCATAAGCAATGGCGCATCTTAACGGGCGTGGATAAGCCTTGGTATCAAGGCTTGCGCTATGTGGAAGTCGAAGCTGTGATGCGGCTCAAGCGCGTGAAAGATAAAGCCGCCGTGTTCGCCGACCTGCAAGTGATGGAAGACGCAGCAGTTGAGGCACTTAACGCGCGGTAGGGCGGGTTAGCAGCAATTAAGCGAGGGTGGCAATGAATAACACTGAATTTGGGTTCACGATTAAAGCCAAATCCGAGGGGATGGATGAGCTCGCTACCCTAAAAAAATCACTACAAGAAATCGCTACTGAAGGTAAAAAGTCAGCCGAATCTAGCACCGAAGGCGTGCGTCGGCTGATTGATGTTTTTGCGCAATCCAAGCGCGCCGCCGCAGGACTCAATAGCGAATTTATCGCCGCTACCGCAGCAGTGACATCAGCCCACGCCACGCTCAAGGCAAGCAACGGGGACAGCTCCCTAGCGAATGAATTTATCAGCTTAAAAAATGCCGCTGGCTTCGCCAAGGACGCACTCGAAAAAAATAACTTCGTCTCTGAAATTGCCCGTCGAGAATTAGCCGCACAAGGGGTAAATGTTGCCAACCTCGCAGAAGATTATCGCAAACTAAAAATCGCACAAACCCTAGCTGCGCATCAGCCAAACAGCGCGCCCAACAGCGCAATGCCGAGCAAAAACACGATGGGAATCAGCACCCCAGCGGCGATGGTGCAGCCGAATGTCCACCAAGTGGGCAGCAATCTAGATGATGTATCAGGGCGCATTGATGCAATCTCTCAAAAAATGTCAACGATGGGGCATCTTGCCTCACTTGCCTTCGTCGGGCAATATGTTTCAAGCTACGCCGCCGAACTCGGACATCTGTCCGACAAATACACCAGCTTAAATGCCCAGCTAAGACTCTCGGTTGCAGAAACAGGCAGTTATGCCCAAGCCCAAGCGGACGTACATCGCATTGCCACCAGCTCCGCCACAGGGCTAGCCGAAACCGCTCAGCTTTACTCGCGCCTGTCATCCAGCGTCACCCGCCTAGGATTTGACCAAGCGCAAGTCGCTAAAGTGACCGAAGTCGTCGGCTTATCGCTCAAGGTATCGGGTGCAACCGCTGCCGAATCGTCATCGGCTATCTTGCAACTGTCACAAGCCTTCGGATCAGGCGTATTGCGTGGCGAAGAATTTAACGCCGTGAATGAAGCCAGTCCGCGCTTAATGCAAGCTTTAGCCGATAGCATCGGCAAGCCTCGCGAAGAACTCCGCACCATGGCAGAACATGGGCAACTGACCGCAAAGCTGCTCGCCACCGCTTTACCTAGCGCGCTCGATGCCCTGAAAAAAGAATCGACCTCGATGCCGCTCACCATCGGGCAATCATTCACTTTGCTCAACAATGAAATGACACTGATGGTGGGGCGCGTCAATAACGCGACAGGCATGTTTGACAAATTTGCCTCAGGCGTAAAGCTCATCGCCAACAACCTAGAAGTTGCCTTCACCATTGCGGGAACAGTTGCCGCCGCAGGGTCGGTTAAAATAATTCAAGGCATTGCCACCAAGCGCGCCATCGAACGCGCGGCACATGTTGCTGCTTTGGCTGAAATCGCCGAACGTACCGCCGCCGAATCAGTCGCGCATCAAGCGGCAATAACTGGGCTGGCAAAACTAGGCGTAGCGCGTGCCGCCAGCACCGAAGCCGCGATAGCAGGCAACACCGCCACGATAGCGAGCAATGCAGCGGTTGGCGCATCCATGCGCACCATGCTGATGTTCTTGACCGGTCCAGTGGGCATCATCCTGTCAATCGGCATGGCGGCGGCGGCATGGGTCGGCTTCAAAAATAACGCGGTGAACGCCCTAGATGCCGCCATCAACAAAGAACAAGAACTCAAACAAGCCCAAGATAAAACCAAAATTAAAGCCCCTGAAGGCGCGAGCCAAGAGGTTATAGAACTCGCAGACTTCCAGACGATTTTAGACGGCAAACGTGCGGCTTATAACGATGCCAAAGCAAAATTTGCAGCCTCTGCCAAGCAACCATTGAGCTTATCAAAACTACTCTTTGGGCAATCAGGCTTGGAGTTGGCAGGATTGCGTCAAAACCTAGCAGACGCTGAAGCGATGGTGCTTAAAAAACGCGCCGACATCGAGGGCAAAACAGCGCGAGATAAACAACAAAAAGAAGAGGTTAACCAAGCCCTTGAAGAAGCCATGCGGAGCGGCAAAAAGCCCAAAGCCACTCATACCGCCGCGCATGCTGACCCTCTCCAAACAGGTATCGACAGCATCACGGCTGATAATTCGCGCGCCAAGATGGCAGCCGCAGGCGAAACCGCCAAAAATTCCGCCAGTGAACTCAAGCTTTATGAATTGGCAATCAAAGGCATTGATGCCGCCAACAAGCTCGAAATTGAGGGCAAACATGCCGCCGCTGCCGCAATGCGTGAGCGCACCGCTGCGGCGGTTGAATCAGCGCGTATCACCACCGATGAAACTGAAAAAATTAACAACAACATCGCCAGCAAAAAAGCCCTTGATAAAACCAACGAAGAGGCGGCAAAATTTATCGACAAGCTCAACCAATCCGCCAAAGACTACGCCAACTCGCAAGACCTCGAAAAGCAACTCGACGGCAAATCCATCGTTGAAAAAGCTGGCTTAGTCGCGCAGTACAAAGCCGAGCTTGAGATTAAGCAAGAACTGGCTAAATTTGAAGCGATGCGCAAAGACAACCAAGCGGCAGCGGACGCAGGCATCGCTGCCATCAACGCCGCTCAACCTGCCGCCGTTGCAGGCGCAGTGAATGCGGCAAAAGCCAAAGCCACCGACGGCTTAGTGAACCAAGTTGAGCAAGCAGGCGGCGGCGCAGAGAACGATCAATACGCCAAACAAATCGAGGCGCAAAATGCTTACTTCGCGGCAGGAAAGCAGGGCGCAGAGGAACATGCGCGCGCGATTGAAGCAATTGAAGCCGCCCACCAAAAAAATGTAGTGGCAAGAATTTTAGCGGGGAATGCCTCCAAAAAAGAACTGGCAAATCTTGATGCAAAAACAACAATGGCGATTACAGTTGGCAGCCTAAGTTCAACTTTTGCCGAACTAGGCAAGCATAATAAAGCCGCATTTGAGGCAGATAAAGCGATGAAGACAGGCAACACCGTGATGGCGACCTATAGCTCCGCCGTACAAGCCTACAACGC